AGCAGCGTTACCTGCGTATTGAGGAACGCCTTGCAAGTGGGTCTAGGCGGTTTGATGAGCTTGAAGCAAAGATGGACACCGTATCCAATAGGCTATGGTGGATCATTGGTTTGATTGTAGTGAGCATTTTAGTGCCACAATTTTTAGGAGGTTGACATGTCAGATGAAGGAACAATTAAAGTCCCAACGTGGGCCTTACCTATTGGCGCTGCTGCGCTGTCAGGCGCAATGGTCTGGGGTGCTAGTCAAGCACAGGCACAGGCTACACAAGAAGAAGTAGACCGAATTGAAGCCGCCGTTGTTAGTGTTGTTGAAGAGGCCCAAGCCACGGGAAAACTCGCAGCAGTCAATGCGACCAAGATAGAGGCTATCGTAGATTCATTGGCGGAACAGAGCGAGACAGCGAAAGCGTCCGACGCGAAGCTCCAGCAACTGATCGAAATAATGCTGAAGAATCAGAACTAGAGTACGACCCCGCCAACCCGAATCTGTTTTGCGATTTACGGGAGTGGCGAATGTTAGAGCTAGTCGATCCTCCCGCATACCGTCATTGCCTTGCGCTGGCATGGTTACGATACAACCACCGCCAGTGCGGGTACGGCGCACAGATCTACATACAGAACACGATGCCGCGTGTCTTGGGAACGGCGCACCAACTGGATGTAGAGTTGCTTACTTGGGATATTGTTAAGCCGAAGTCTGTCAAGGTGCAGGCTGTTCAACAGAAGCGGAGGCTGTAATGGATGTCCCACCAGTATTCCCGAACAGCGTCAATGCCCCATCAGAGGTAGTGGTCAAGGACAAGATACATAGGCTGCTGCGTTTAGATCAGATTAGCCGTACCCGCACCGACAAAGTAGAGGCGTTGACTGAATACAGCCAGACCTATTACTACTATAAAAATGGCCAAGTTCTTTCTACTATTGTAAAGGTTGAAGATCAGTTTTCATTGGACATACGCGCATGACCATGATGATTTTTGTGTTGATTGTTTTGGAACGTGGGCAACCCACGGGCGAGGAGTTGTACTTTAGAGAACTGACCTCGTGCCTAGAATACTCCAAGGCGCTTAATGCACAGTCTGTTGGCGCGATCAATGAGCTACTAAGTAGCAACAACTACTTCAAGACTTATTGCCGTGTAAGGGAAATACCCACCTCAGAAGCAGGCACCAAGATACTGTTCCGTGATCCCGCCAGAAAGGATGAAGATTGATGAGTCCTAAGAAATTAGAGCCTAAATCGCGGTATGCTCAGTACGACCTAGATGGAGATGGGGTCGTGAGCGATGAAGAATTGGCACGAAATCAAGAGCTTGTTGAAATCGAACTGCGTGAAGAGAAAGCAGATAGTCAACGCCGAATGGCTTGGGTGTCTCTTAGCAGTATGGTCGTTTACGCTTTACTACCACTTATGCCATTTATCCCTGAGTCCCGTCTGTCCACTATGGCTTCTCTAAGCGACATGCTGTTTCTTAGTCAGGCGAGCATTGTAGGGCTATACTTTGGCGCTACTGCGTATATGGCAAAACGATGAGCATACTCGGATCACTGATAGGCCCAGCTACCCAGCTACTAGACAAGGTAATTGAGGACAAAGACCAGAAGAATGCGTTGGCGCACGAGATTGCGACAATGGCAGAACGACATGCGCAGGAACTGGCTAAAGGCCAGTTAGAAGTAAACAAGGTTGAGGCGGCGCACCATAGTATATTTGTTAGCGGATGGAGACCCTGTATCGGTTGGGTGTGTGCGCTGGGTCTTTTATACAATACGATTCTTTCAAACATACTGAGCATCTGGGTAGAGGTGCCAGAAATAGACACTACGCTGCTCGTCCCCGTTATGATGGGGATGTTGGGTCTCGGCGCTATGAGATCCTACGAAAAGGTGCAAGGCGTAAGTCGGGAGAAATAAATGTCAGATCAATTGATTGATATGTTGAAAAGGCACGAGGGCGTGCGAAGTCATGTTTACCTGTGCTCCGCTGGTTATGAAACTTTGGGTGTTGGGCGCAATATCAGCGAGTCTGGCCTTGGGATAACTGAGGACGAAATAGACTTCCTGCTAATGAACGACATCACTCGTGTTAAGCAAGAACTTACAGACACTTATTTCTGGTTCCCCGCACTCAACGAAGCGCGACAAGATGCGATGATTGACATATGCTTCAATCTTGGCCTAACACGCCTGCGAGGGTTTGTGAAGGCTATTGAGGCTATGTCCCGTGAGCAGTTCGACATAGCAGCCGATGAGTTTATGGACAGTCGGTGGGCCACTCAGGTAGGCAATCGTGCTGTTGAGGTGACCGAGATGATCCGCACCGGAGACTACAAGTAATGCCACTACAGAAAATGGTATTTAAGCCGGGAGTAGATAGGGAGAACACTCGCTATACAAGTGAGGGCGGCTGGTACGACTGCGATAAAGTGCGTTTTCGGGGCGGTATGCCGGAAAAGCTAGGGGGGTGGAACCGCATATCCACTGACTCTTTCTTAGGCGTGTGTCGGTCTTTGTTTTCTTGGGTGACGCTAGGTAGCCAGAAGCTGCTTGGTGTGGGCACTAACCTCAAGTTTTACATAGAACAGGGTGGAACGTATTACGACATTACCCCCATACGTGCTGCTGTATCGCTCACAGATCCGTTTACCACTGTAAGTGGCTCTACCACGGTTACAGTCACAGACGCCAATGGTGGTTACAGAAATAATGATTTTGTTACGTTTAGTGGTGCTTCTGCGGTAGGCGGACTTACCTTAAACGGTGAGTTTCAAATAACCTACTTAACAGGTAACACGTACACCATAACAGCTAGCGAAGCCGCAAGTTCTTCAGCTTCGGGTGGTGGCTCTGTAACCGCCACATACCAAATAAATACTGGCCCTGACGTTGCCGAAGCGTTGGTGGGTTGGGGTGCTGCGGGTTGGGGTCTTGGTACGTGGGGTGTTGGCGTTACTTCTACCGATGCACTTCGCTTGTGGACGCAATCTAATTTTGGTGAAGATCTTATATTCGCTGCGCGTGGGGGCAGCTTGTTTTTCTGGGACGCAACTGATGCGCTTACTACTCGCGCCGTCCTGCTGTCTAGTGAAAGCGGTGCTTCTAATGTACCCACTAAAGTAAATACACTACTCGTGTCAGATAACCGTTTCGTATTTTGTTTTGGTACAACCCCTCTTGGCAGTAGTGATTTAGACCCAATGCACCTGCGTTGGTCAGATCAAGAAAACGCTGTTAACTGGACACCATCTTCTACAAATCAAGCAGGGGATCTTAGGCTATCTAAGGGTTCTGAGATAATAACGGCCATACAAGCAAGACAAGAAATACTTGTTTGGACTGACTCTGCACTTTACGCACTGCAATATGTGGGTGCTCCTGCGGTGTGGGGTGCGCAGACAGTAGGGGAAAACTTATCTATTGCCTCTCCTAATACTGTCGCATATGCAAACGGTGTGGCGTACTGGATGGGTGTGGGCGGATTCTACCGATACGATGGGCGCGTGCAGACTCTACCATGCACGTTAAAGCGGTATGTATTTAATGACTTCAACACAGAACAGTACGATCAGGTGTTTGCAGGCACAAACGAGGGGTTTAGTGAGATCTGGTGGTACTACTGTTCTAGCGGTGCTACGACGATAGATCGCTATGTTATCTACAACTACGAGCAGAATATCTGGTACTACGGCAATCTAGCTAGGACTGCATGGATTGACTCAGGTATACGTGACTTTCCTATGGCAGCTACATATAACAACAACGTGGTCAACCATGAAGACGGTATTGATGACAATGAGACCGGCACTGCTACGGGTATAAGTGCTTTTATATCTTCAGCGCAATTTGACCTAGATGACGGGCATAGGTTTGCGTTTATACAGAAAGTGTATCCAGATGTGACGTTTGACGGCTCTACCGTAGACAGTCCTAGTGCTACATTATCCTTGTTTGCGGCACAAAACTCTGGGTCTGGGCGCAACTCACCCGCTTCTGTAGGTGGCACAAACACAGGCTCTATAACTAGGACAGCAACTGCACCTATTGAGGCGTTTACTTCTAGGCTTGACCTACGAGTGCGTGGCAGGCAGCTAGCAATGAAGATAGAATCTAGCGACCTTGGAGTAAAATGGCAGCTAGGCTCTCCTAGACTAGAGATGCGCCCTGACGGGAGACGGTAATGGCTGTAGACAAAACAAGTTACAACATAGACTTCAAAGCCCCGGTTCTCCCAGATCCGCC